GAGACGCCGAACGCGCCGACACCGGCCCACGCCGGGGCCGGGCCTGCGCCCAGCTGCGCGTACTCCCCGGCCGCCGCGGCGTCCGGGCCGAGCAGGTTGTTCCCGAGGACCACCCGGATCCGGAACGGCCGGTACGGCAGGATGTTCGGCGCGTACGGCGACGCGGCATTGCCCGGGTCGAGTGCGCCGTCGGCGTTGGCCAGCTCGACCTGCCAGTGCCCGGCCTCGTCGACATCCAGCTCGTACTGGCGGCCCCGAGTGAGCGACCAGCCGTAGGTGACGCGGCTGGACAGGTCCGACCAGTACGGCGGCACCGAGGCCTGGTTCGGGTCGGCGTTGAACGCGAACTCGTAGAACACCGACGGGATGCTGGCGACGCTCACCGGAACCCCCGCCCAGCCAGGGACAGGCCGTTGTTGGCGTTGCGCATGTCGTACCGCAGGTTTTTGCTGCGTAGCAGCCCGGACACCTCGGTGCCGTCCAGGTAGACCTGGATCGTCGGCGCCTGGCCGAAGCCGCCAGCCGCGCTGGACGAGCCCGCGTCGATGCCCACGCCCGCGACGAGGCCGCCGGTCATGCCCGCGGCCTCCAGGCCGCCGCCCGCCGCCCAGTTGACGGTCCCGGTGGCGGTCATCGACGGGGAGCCGAACCCGGCCATGGCGGCACGAGCCAAGTTCGAGGCCGCGCCGATGGTCGACGAGTGCTGGCTGGCGATGCCGTTGGCCAGCCCCTCGCCGATGTTGATGCCGAACTGATGGAACACCTTCGACGGGGAGCCGATACCGAGGATCGACTTGGCGCCGTTGATGACGGAGTCGCCGATGCCCTTGGCCGCGTTCCAGGCCGCGTTGCCCATCGAGGCGACACCGTTGATCAGGCCCTGGATGACGTCGACGCCGATCTGCCACAGCCACGACCCGGCGTCCTTGAAGAACTGCATGAACGTGGACCAGATGTCGAGCAGCGCGTTCCACACGCCCGCCGTGGCGTCGCTGATGGCGCTGGTGAAGCCGCCCCAGATGCTGGCCGCGACGCCGACCACCATCGTCTCGATGTCGCCGAGCATGCTGCTGATCAGGGACTTGATGTCGTTCCACAGCGTGGAGGCGAGGCCTTTGACGTCGGACCAGAGCTTGCTCCACTTGCCGGTGAACAAGTCGATGAAGATCTGCAGGGTGCCCTTGATCGCGTCCAACGGGATGGTCACCGCCGCCTTGATCAGATCCCAGGCAACCTTCACAACCGCGACGGCGACGTCCCATCCGACCTTGAAGAGGGCGGTGAGGAGGTCCATGCCTGCGGAGAGGTAGCCGCTGATCAGGTCCCAGGCGGTCGAGACGATGCCGTAGGCCAGATCCCAGGCGATCTTAAAGATGCCGGTGACCGCATCCCAGCCGACCCTCACGACAGCGGAGATGATCGCCATGTCGACCTGGAACTGGGCCTTGATCAGGTCCCAGTACACCTTCACGATCGTGTTCATGACGGTGAAGTAGTCCCTGACCAGGAACATCAGCCGCCCGCCAGTGGCGTTCCACAGCTGGACCAGCTCGCCCCAGATCTGCGACAGGTTGCTGTAGATGTCGTCCCAGGCCTGGGACACCCCGGCGGTGACGCTGTTCCAGGCGTCCGAGATCGCGGTGACGACCTGGCCGCCGGTGTCGTTCCAGATTCCAACCAGGTCGGCCCAGATCCCGGACACGTACGAGGTGATGCTGTCCCAGGCGCTGACCGTGTCCGCGTAGGCGGTGTTCCAGGCGTCCACGAACGGCTTCGTCGCGTCGGCCCAGATCGTGCCGAAATTCGCGACGAACTCCTTGACCTTGCCCCACAGCCACACGAAGACGTCGCCGACCGCCTTGACCGCGGTGCGGAACCAGCCCCAGTGCTCGTAGGCGTACAGGACCGCGTAGGTGACGCCGGCGATCGCGCCGCCGATCGCCAGGAACGGCCACGTCGCGGCGACCACGGCCGTCGCCATCTCCCACAGCGCCCCGGTCGCGAGGTAGATCCCGAACAGCAGCGCCCCGCCGATCGCTGCGCCGAGCGAGATCGCGGCGTCGCGGTGATGCTCGAACCAGTGGACAACCCCGCCGATGGTGCGGCCCAAGTCCTGGAGCCACCCGAGCAGCTCCGTCACCACCGGGACCAGGACGTTGCCGAGCTTGACCCCGAGCGCCTGGGCGGCCGACTCCAGCGACTTGATTTTGAACGCGAGGGTGTCCTGCGTCTCAGCCCAGTCCTTGCCGAACGTTCTTCCGGACGCCGCCACGGACTGGAACTTCTCGTTGAAGTTGGAGGTGCTGGAGGACAGCGAGTCGATCAGCACGTTGAGGCCGCCGCCGGCCTTCTTCCCGAAGGCCTGGGTGATGACGTCGCCGGCGCTCTTGCTGTTGTATCCGGCCTTCAGCAGGTGGTCGTTCAGGTCGTTCAGCGCCTGCTTCAGGCCGCCTTCCTGCAGATCCTTCGCCAGGGTGTCGGACTGCAGCCCCAGCTCCTTCAGCGCGTTACCGCCCTGCTTCGCCGGGACCGCCATGGCCTGCGTGGCCATGCGCAGGTTGGTGGCGGCCTCCGCGCCGCGGATGTTGCGGTCACCGAACACAGCCAGCGCGGCACCGACGTCGGTGATGTTCAGGCCGTAGCCCTTGACGGTGGCCAGCATCGGCCCGCCGAGGGCGTCGGCCAGGTTCTGCATGGTCATGTCGCCGGCGCCGACGGTCGCATTCAGCTCGCCCATGGCCTGCGAGGTGTTCTGGACGCCGGGGATGTTGACGGCGATCGCCGCGTCCAGGGCGTTGGTGACGTCGGTGAGGTTGGCGTGGCCGACGGTGGCGCCCTCGGCGGCGATCCTCAGCGTGTCCAGGGCCTTGGCGCCCTGGAGCCCGGACCCGTAGACGTGGATCATCGCCTCGGCGAGGGCGTCCGGCGCCTGCGCGGTCGGCCCGGCCAGGTTCAGGACCGCGGTGCGCAGATCCTTCATCTGCTGCACGCTGAGGTTGGCGTTGTCCTGGGTGTTGATGCGGGTCATGGCCGCGTCGAACTCGGAGGCCATGTGGATGGATTCGGCGCCGACCGCGAGCGCGCCGCCGGCGAGCGCGAGAAGCCCTGCCTTGCCGAAGGCGCCGGTGCGTGCGGCGGTTCCTTCGACGTCGACCATCTCGGCCTTCGCCTCGCCCATCTTGACCTTGAATTCGCCAATATCGGCGACCAAGCTCGCAACGACCGGCGGTAGCAGGCCACCGAGACTCGCCATGCGCACGCACCCCCACTCAGATCAGGGCGCGGGCGCGCAGGAGCAGCAGAAGAACGGTGGGGGTGTTAGAACGCAGCGCGCCAGGCGGTCGCGTAGCAGGCCGCCAGGCTTCCGTCGTCGATGACTCTCTTCAGGGCTGGCGCCATGTACGGCCTCGGCGGCAGGTAGGAGTTGTACGCACCGGTGTGGCCGCCGAGCTCTTGGATGCGGCCGTAAATCGCGGTCGGGCCGACCGAGATCTCCCAGCCGGTCGCGCCCTTCGGCGTCGCCGAGGTGACCCTGATGGACCGGCGCAGGGTTCCGGTGACAAGCGCGGGCGGCTGGCCCGGCGGGGAGGCGAAGTGCTGGTTCTTAACGAACCTGCCGCGCGAGTCACGCCCCCCCGAGTTGCTCGTGCGGTGGGATTCGGTGAGTACCTGCTTCACTTGTGCTTCGAGCAGGTGGCCGCCGCTGGTCACAGCTTGCCGGGATGCAGCCGACGCGCCAGCGACCAAGCCGTCAAGGGCGCGTTGGAACTCGGCGACGCCCGTCATGATGATGGTCACTGCCGGTTCGCCTCCTGCTGCTTCTTGGCGCGGTGGGCGTCGATGCGGGCCTGGATGGCCGGGTACAGGTCGACCGATTCCCAGCTCAGCTCGCCGACCTGGTTTTCGTCCCAGCCGTAGCGGTCCGCGAACCAGACGGTTTCGAAGAACGCGTCGATTTGGGTGACCGGGTGGCCTGCTTTCGGCTGCCCTCCGTCGAGGCGGGCGTCGATGCGACGGAGGGCCCGGTAGGGGACGCCGGATCGTCATAGCCGTCGGGATCGTCGGCGAGGCTGGCACCCGTCCGGACCTTCATGATGCGCTGGGCGAGATCCTTCACCTCCGGGGCGCCGCACAGCGCCTCGTAGTCAGCGTCGGCGATCTCGTCCAACGAGTCCAGGTCGACGCTCGGCAGCGGCAGCCGCTCCCCGGTCTCCGCGTCGCAGGCGTCCCACTCGACGACCAGGACCGCGATGATGCCGTCGAGTGAGTCGATGAGCTCGCCTCCGAGGCGGTCGCCGGTCTTGATGGCGCGCATCACCTGCTTGCGGTGCTTGGCTTTCAGGGCTCCGGGGTCTCGCATCTCGGCGTAGGCCCCGGAGGGCAGTTCACAGCGGGTCATAGCGGGTTTTCCTTCCGGGCTACAGGTAGGACCCTGCGGCGATGGCGTTGGTCAGGGTGACCTTGATCGGGGACATGCCGCCGGTGTATCCGGCGTTGGTGGTGTTGAACACGGCCGTACCGACGGCATCGAAACCGACCACCTCCTTGCCGAAGTTCGCCTTGGCCTCGGTGAACGCGGCCTGCTGCATGTCGAACTGGATCCCGAGCGCGTTCGCGCCGGTCCCCGGCCCGGCCAGCACGAACTGCATCTGCGGCTGGGTGTTGTTCCGCATGAACAGGTACGGCGTCTCGTCAGCGGCGACGAAAGTGCTCTTCCAGTCGGCCATCACCCCGCCGCGGGGGATGGAGTAGGGGTTCTGCGAGCCCTGCGCGGTGTACAGCGCCTTGGCGGTCCGCTTCAGGTTGTACTCGCCGCTCTCGCACGTGAGGACCTGCGTGCCGCCGGACGCCGGCCCGGCCAGCCCGAGCAGTCCGCGCCACGCAGCGATGGGCTGGGCCGCGGTGAACGTGGCGGCGGCGATCGTCGCCGGGATCGTCGAGACCCACGCGATCGCCTTGGCGGTGTAGGTCATGAAGTCGGCCTCGGCGTTCCACTTGAAGCTGAGGTCGGTGAACACCACGTTCGTGAACTGCCGTCCGCCGGAGGTCGCGGCCGGGCCGTAGTACTGGGTGATGGTGTGGGTGGACGGCTGCGCCGAGGCGGTGCCCTGGCCGCGTCCGCCGCCGGAGTTCATCAGCGAGAACGCGTGCTGGTTCGGGGCGACGACAGCGGTGATGGCGACGCCCGAGGCGTGCGGCTTGGCCAGCGCCGGAACCGGGATGGCGTACGGCCCGGCGCCGGTCGGCGGCCCGGAGGTGGTGACGATCTCGGCGAGGTTGCCGACGTCGATCTGGATCAGCGTGCCGTTGGGGATCGACACCGAGGAGGACACCGAGGTGGCGCCAACAACCGACAGCGCCGACAGCGTGCCGGTGGGCGCGGTCGTGGTGCCGGTGGCGGTGACGTCGCCCATCAGGTTCCCGAGCCAGTACCCGAGCGTGTCGAAATACGCCGGGCCCTCGATGGTCAGCTCGCCGATCTCCACGCCCTGGATGATCGCGAACGCGTCGTTGCCCATGACGCCGCGGCCGGCCATGTCCTTCAACCAGACGGGCTTGTCGTTCCACTCGAATTTGCTGACCGGCATCCAGAACGTCGGCGCCACCGGCGTGCCAGGGCTCGCCTCAACGGCCCCGCCGATGGTCTGCTTGCCTGTGGGGTAGACGACTGCCGCAGTCACTGCTCACTCCTGGTGGTGTCGGCGGCGGCCACGGTCGGGGCGTCGCAGGGCTTGAGGTCGGGGTGCTGCGGGTCGGCGGGCAGCCATTCGGCCTGTCCGGGTTCCAGGCGGGCCGACGGGTAGCGGTCCGGCATGACGATCAGCACGCTGAGGCTGTCGTTGCGGTACCAGCCGGAGGTGTCGGGCGCCGACGGCTCGGCAGCCGGGGCCTCGGTCGGGGCGGTCGCCGCAGTGGTGCGCTTGCTCGGCGCGGCAGCCTTAGTGGTGCTTGTGTCCGCCATGGTGTGGTTGGCTCCTCAGGCGCTGGGAAAGTTTCTGCTTCTGCGCGGCCGTCATGGGGTGGTGCTTCTGGGCCTTCATCCGGGCGGACAGCTTGGCGCGGGCCGCGGCGGACATCGGATGGTGTTTCTGGTGCTTCATCCGGGCCGAGAGCTTCGCCTTCGCCGCCGCCGACATCGGCTTGCGCTTCTTGTGCGAGCCCTTGTGGTGCAGTCCCTTGCGGCGGTGGATCTTGTGTTTCATGTGGCGCTTCAGGCCTTTGCGCCGATGCACCTTGTGCTTGAGGTGCCGCTTCAGCCCTTTGCGGCGGTGGACCTTGTGCTTGAGATGGCGTTTGTGCTTCAAGTGGCGTTTGTGTTTCAGGTGCCGGTGCACCTTGTGCTTCATGTGCCGCTTGTGCTTCAGATGCCTTTTGTGTTTCTGGTGGCGGTGCAGGCCCTTGCGGCGCTTGGTGTGGCTGCCCTTGTGGCGGTGGTGCTTGCCGCGCATCCGGGCGGACATCCGCGCCCTGGCCGCCGCCGACAGGTGCCGCCTGGTGTGGTGCGTGCTCTTGCCCCACGCCATGTCAGGCCTGGATGACTTCGGTGATGCGGAACTCGATCGCCCGGGTGGACAGGACCCTCCCGGACTCGAGCACCGGCTCGTCCGAGGACACGCGCAGACCGCCCGGCCCCTGCGCCGCAGTGAAGATCACAGTCGGTGCGCCCAGCTGCGGATCGGAATGGATCCGGTCCTTAAGCCCCTGGATGATCGCGTCCTCGGCGGTGCTCCACGCGTCCGGACTGACTGGTGCCGACGTCTGCTGAGGGATCAGGTACTGGTACACAACGAGGATCAGCGCCTCGTAGTGGACGCCCTTGTCGCCGCTGCCGGTCTGCCCCGGATACAGCGCAGGGACCGACCAGCGCTGCTCGGTGGACTCGCCGAGCTCGACATAGGCCCACGCCCCGGCCCCGGCATCCGCGCCCAGCTTCAGCTGCTCGCCGGAGAAGAACGTCGGGAACCCGCTGTAGACCTTTTGCAGGCCGGTGATGTTCGCGCCCGCCAGGAACTGCGCCACGGCGGTGCGGATGGTGGCGCGGCTCACCAGACCCGCCGCAGGGGCTCGAGCAGCTCGAAAGCGACCTCGAAGTCCTCGTCCGACCCGGGCAGCATTCCTTCGATCTTCATCTGCTGACGCGGCCCGGACGGCATCACGTAGGAGTCGGACCCGCGCGTCTTGATCAGCGCGTTCGTCAGGCAGATCACGGCCTCGCGGACGAACCCCGGCAGCGCCGACACCGAACAGCCGGCGCCATGCGCGAACTGCGCGGGCGAAGCCAGCGGCACCGTGGACGAACCGAAGACATAGCCCGGACCGACGACGACCTGCTCGGTGTTGGCGCCGTTGGCGGCGCCGTCGTAGATGGTCACCGGCAGACCGGGCACGAACCCCAGGCCGGTGCCGGTCACCTGGATCGAGGATGCCCCGGCCAGCGAGCTGGTCGCGGTCTGGGCGTGGGCGAAGCCGTTGATGTAGGTGACGTCGGCGAACATGTGCCCGATGC